CAGGTGGTAACAAAGTTTGTGGCCAAATACGAAGAAAACGGCGTACTTCTTTACGAACTAAAGTCCAGAGGGCAATTTGCAGTTGGTTAAAGTTCATTTTGCCGCTCCTTCAAGATTTTTCTCGACCATTTTGACAAATAGCTCTTCAAGGCGATTCGATTTGTTACGCATACTACGAACACGAATACCTTGTGACTCTAAAAGTTGGAATAAGTCATTTAATGTATGTGCTTTATCCATTGTTACTTCTAAAGTACTACTATCAATTAAGTTGAACTTCACACCAATAATATTGAGCTGGAGTGGGGCAATTGGTTCTGCTAAATCAAAAATAAAAGACTCTTCACTCAGCTGGTTTAGGAAACTTTTCATGCTGGTATCTTCTTTAATGACACCACGGTCAATGATGGCAATTTGACGACACAACATTTCTGCTTCTTCTAAATAATGTGTCGTTAAAATAATAGAAGTACCGTTTTCGTTCATTTCGGTTAGAAAATCCCACATAGAACGGCGTAATTCAATATCTACACCCGCAGTAGGCTCATCTAGAATAAGAAGTTTAGGTTCATGCATCATGGCGCGGGCGATCATTAGGCGACGTTTCATACCACCAGACAGCATACGTGCTTGTATATTACGTTTTTCCCACAAGCCAAGTTTTTCTAAATAATGTTCCGCTTGTTTCTCGGCAATCTTTTTATGAATACCGTAATAACCAGCCTGGGTAACTAAAATATCGAATGCTTTTTCAAATTGCCCGAAGTTAAATTCTTGGGGTACAACGCCAAGCTGCTGTTTTGCCAAGGATGGATGAGTATCGAGATTATGTCCAAAAATCTCAACAGTTCCGGAAGTTTTTTTCGTGAGGGAGCTGATAATACCAATGGTTGTTGATTTGCCGGCACCATTTGGGCCTAACAACGCATAAAATTCACCTTCAGGCACAGTGAGGTTAATACCTTTTAACGCCTGAAAACCATTACGATATGTTTTGGACAAATCTCTTAAAACCAAAGCATCAGTCATGAAATTCTCACATTATGAAAGAGGGGTATATTTTGAGCGATAATGATTAATAAACCAAGTAAAATAGTCGGAATTTTATGAAATTGAGATAAATTTATGAAGTTATTATATATAAATTGGTGCGCCCGGCGGGCACTTGACTAAAAATAACAACTTCTTAGGTTTTACTATCTTTTCTTATTATTTCATACAAAACAAACAAATGCCAAATTGGCTAATGATGTGTACTTCTATTATTTCTTATTTTTTCCTATTATTTCGGTTATCACAATTACGCCAAGATTACGCCACAAAAATTATGGCTTCATTTAGACAACGCAACGACACATGGCGAGCCGAGATAAGTGTAAACGGAATTCGCGAAAGTGCAACCTTTGATACAAAAGCACAGGCTAGGGCTTGGGCCTCAAAACGTGAGACTCAGTTACGCGAACAATCGCATGGCAAATTACCAGATCACTCTTTTTTAGAAGCTATTGAGCGCTATCTAAATGAAGTGAGTGTTAAAAAGAAAACTCATGAGAATGAAGTCAAGCGAATGGCTTTCTTCAAGCGTGAGTATAAAAAGCTATGTCAAAAACAATTGGCAAAGGTTACTACTGACGATTTAGTACAGTGGCGGGACTCCCGGTTAAAAGAAGTTCAGGGCGCTACTGTCAGACGTGAAGCAAATATTTTAGCTTCTCTGTTTACTGTTGCCCGGAAAGAATGGAAATGGATTAAAGAATCGCCTATGGCAGATTTAACTTTGCCACCTCCATCTAAGCACCGAGATAGACGTATTACCCAAGATGAAATTGATAGGTTATGTCTTGCCGCAAATTGGGATAACAATGTCCCGGTAAACTCTACCCAGCAAATTATTATTGCTTTCCTATTCGCTATTGAAACTGCAATGCGTGCCGGGGAGATTATTGGCTTAACTTGGGATCGTGTCTATTTAAAAGATAGATATCTTGTTTTGACTGAAACAAAGAATGGTACTAAGCGAAATGTACCTTTATCTAAACGAGCAGTTGAATTGCTGACATTATTAAAAGGCTTAGATAGAAAACAGGTGTTTACTTGTAATTCTCAAAGCTTTGATACGCTATGGCGTAAATTACGAGATAGATGTCAAATTACTGACTTGCACTTTCATGATACCCGGCATGAAGCATGTACACGACTTGCAAGGAAATTAGAAGTTTTAGACTTAGCTAGAATGATTGGGCATAAAGATTTAAGAAGCTTAATGATTTACTACAATGCTACTGCAAGTGAAATTGCAACGAGGCTAGATTAGCCCCGTTTGCGTGGTCGTCCTCTTTTAGGTTCATCATCAGACCGTTCTTTTAACCAGTTTGAAATTTCTGCCAAATTCCAACGTCTCCCTTGACCACAATTAATAACAAAGCGTGGTTTCGGGAAGTTTGGTTGGCAGCAAACTGCTGCCTTAAAGTGAACATCTTTATAGCCTAAATATTCTGCCGCTTGTAAATCATTAAGCCAAATTTCTGATGGTGGTAACGCTACAACAAAGTTACTACCAATATTCGCTATTGCAGTCATTTCACCCCTCCTTACTTTCCGCTTTCATAAAAGTAATCCAATGTGTATTGCTGCGTTTCCCGCTAATGTGGCCAAACAATGGTTTTTGGTCAGTCAGTTCTAAAAGTTCACTTACTTTGATCTGTGTTTCATTCCATTTGAAAATTAAAACACCACCATTGGCCAATACTCGAAAGCACTCTGCAAAACCTTTGCGAATATCTTCGCGCCAATCTTCTGACAACTTCCCGTACTTGGCAGCAAGCCAACTTTGCTTTCCTGCTTTCACCAGATGAGGAGGGTCAAATACAACTAAAGTAAATTGGCCATCCTTAAAAGGCATTTCGCGAAAGTCCATCATTACATCCGGTTCAATCACTAAAGAGCGCCCATCACACAAGGTATGTTCTTCTTTTCTGATATCTCCATACACGACATTAGGGTTTTGACGATCAAACCACATCATGCGAGAGCCACAGCATGGATCTAAGATTTGTGCATTCATCCCTCAGCTCCCGATTCGCTTGCTTCAACCATTTTCTTCCAGATAAATTCATTGCGAGTATTGCTACTCATCTCAATAATTTCATCGTCAAAATCCCAAGTAGCATCAATCATCTTAGGTGTTGGCTGCTTTGGCACAACAATATGAGTATCTGGCACCGCCTGAGCTTTGGCTTTTTCCATCCAAACTTCTTGCATTAGTTCAATATCGTTATAGCTAAGAGTGCATCCAGCTTCACGGACTAGGTTTGTTAAAACGCCTAAACTATTCCAGCCAACTTTAACTACACCTTTAGTTCTAAGAAACCCTAAAAAAGCCTCACTTTCCTTATTCAAATCTGTCATGCTGCTGTCCTCACCAAACTAAAAATGCGATTACTTCTGTTCCTTCATCTTTAGAAGCAACATGTTTATATTCCTGATAGTAGGATGATGTTGAGATCATCCCCGTATCCTCATTAATCCACTCTCGGTTTCTCTGAGCACAGTCACTATCAAGCTCAACCTCATTCAAGTTATTAATAAATTGCTCTTTTGTTTCATCTTGGCATTCTTCAGTTGAGCCATAGTTTTCGACGAAATAGTTGTAGACATCTTCTTTTGATTTGGCTGCATAAACAGCTTCATCAGGATTTGTAAAAATCTTATATCCGTTTATTTCTAAGTCGTTCATGCTGCCACCTTCAGTGTTTTAATTGCGTCATCTATAGCTTTGTTGAAGTTGCGAACATCTTGCTCTAGTGCTTCGATAGCCAAGTCTTTCGCAAACACACGAATAATGATGATCTGTAGTCCTTCTGGTAAACGTGGGTCATAGCTCACAAAGTCACACCATTCACGACGAGTACAAGCCAATTGACTAGTGATTTGCGGGATGTACTCATCTGGCACTTGCTTAGTCAGCAAGGTATTCAAATGCGTTGTAGTGTCTGGGCACTTAACTTCGATTTGACCATCTTCATTAATAAGCCCATCTGGTGAAGCCCCAAACATTTCAATGAAAGGGTGATCTATTAGGCCTGTTCCAACTACAAAGTTACCCGTTTCATTTTCATAAGCTGCTATTGCATGAGGCTCGTTATCGATACCCCATTGCATAACTTGGTTTGTGAAGATTTCCTTCTTAACGCCAGTTAGGCGCTCAGCTAGAATGATTAAACCCAATGCATTTAAAGCTTTGCCTTTATTTGGCTTTGCATTTAAATCCTTTACTCGGCTTGCTGTGACTTTGCCACAGCGTTCCGAATGCCAATTGTCACTACGCTGGAGAATGTTCATAGGTTTCTCCTTGGCGCTGTAAAGCTTGATCAGCAAACTGAGCAATTTCTTTTAAGCTAATTGAGTGAACTTCCCAAAGGTGCTTTTTAAGATTTCCCTTTGGAATTGCCACATAAGCAGCTTGCAAGCGTTCAGTGCCGTATTGAGCTTCTGATTTGAGTGTAGGCAAATGCTCATCTTCAAAGGCTTGGTAGCCTTCTGGCACTTCACTAGTCACATCCTTAATAGGTTGTCCACTTTCAGCAATACGTTCCGCTTCATCTTGATCATGAATACCAACAAAACCAAAAGCCAAACGAGCACATTGAATAGTTGCCTTGTGGCGCAAGAAGCGAGAAGGGTGACTCTGCCATGGTCCTTCAACTACATATCCAGTTTTTGACTTAAATGGTGCACGATAACACTCTGCTAAATACTCGCGAACAACAGTAGGGTGGTCACGGTCTTTACGGTAGATAATGCATTCAACCCATTCAGGTGCAGCAACTTTCGCGCCTTCCATCTGAACCATATTTTCTGAAAACTTAAATTCCATACCATTAAAATTAGAGTTTCCGTTAATGATTCTAGACCAGCCATCTACGCCAACAACTGGAATAATCCCTTTGTTTTTATCTGGGAAAGCGTAAATCTCTTTGGTCCATGGGTTCAGCTTGTATTGACCAGCAACAATCAAAAGAGAAGCCATTTGTGCATCAGTTGCAGGTGTTTCAGTACGGAAAGCTGTTTGAATCAGTGTTTCCTTTAACTCTTGTGGATTAACATTAACCAAGCCAAGAGTTTCAGCAACGTTTGCAATCTGTGTAGTAATAAGTGTTCCGTTTGCTGGCGCATTCATAATCTTCTCCTAATTCTTTGGTGGTTCTGGTAGTGGCATCCAGTGAGAAATGATGTGTTTCGCATCTTCAACGCCATCGCAAACAAATATTTCTTTTTGTGGTATCCACCAGCCAACTTCGATCAAAAGAGCGTAAGGGCGTGGATACCAAAACCCTTTTTGCTGATCTTTAAGTAGGCATAAAATACTTGTTTCTTCTTGGAATGCTGGAAGCCTTTCTTCAACACTAATCCACTCCATCACCCACCTCTCAACTCATTTCTAATTTCTGCTAATCTTTTTAACGTCTCACTTAAGTAGGCGATTTTTGTCTTAATAGAAAACTGATCACCTAGCTCTAATTGGATCTGCTCAGTACCGCGACCTACATAGCGAAGATGAATCCAATTGCCGCCATCAGTGATGACTGTATCTTTCTCACTAGAAAGTGGGAGCAGGGCATTCACAGAATCTTTAATAAGAGCTTGAAGTCTTGATACTTCGATAATTTCAGGATGTGCATTCATAACATTCACCATGGAGCGCTTAAATGCGCTCTCTAATTCCTGATTCGATAAGATCTTTAATCTCAACTACGTCTAAACGATCAACGTAAGCTAAGACCTCGCCATCTTCGTCATAAACGCGAATGTCTTTAATCTCGTTAATTTCAACTTCACGCCAAGCTTGATAGCCGTTGCCATCAATTGAGTACTGAGCATCAAAATCAACTTCTAATGTGAACTTTTCATTTGCAGTTTGAAGTACTGCTTGTTCATTTTCAGGGTCGATTGATTCAACTTTGAAAGGAGCTGCAACCGTTACAGGTTCGTTATTAGCAGGGGTGAAGGCATAAGCAGCAGTTAGAGCACTAATTACTCCTACGAATCCCATGGATTTGACTATGTTGGCTTTTATATTCATACTTATCTCCGCATTTGATGCAAACCGCCTAGACTCTGACCCCTATGGCGGTTTTTGTTTGTCGATGAGATAAATATAAGAAAACTTAGTTTTATTGTCAATAAGAAATCTTATTTTAATTTAAGAAATCTTACTTTTGTGTTTTAATAGGCAAAAGAAAACCCACACGGGGTGGGCTGAATGTTAATAAACGTTAATACTTCTTGATGTACATGATAGCTTTATCTATAATGCATTCATGGAGTGGGCATTCCCGGTCGGCAAAGAGCTTTGGTGCATACATCAAGGCTCTTTGTTTTTTTAAGGGTATATTTTTAAGCCGTATCCATTATAGTTGCTTCCAACTGCACCTCTACCACCTTTGCAATAAAACTTAGCTTTTAATATGTCAAATGCTCTATTTGATTGAGAAGGGTTAATAACATGTCTTCCGATTGGTCTAGCTACTAAATCAGCAAATTGCAAGCCCGATGAATTGGTTTTTTTTGAAGCAAAAATTATTTCAAAAGGAAGAATTTTGTTGTGATAGTTTCCAAAGGGATCACATATTCTTCTAAAGCCAAGCTCAAGTTGTGAATCTTCGTTTTTTCCTCTTGATTCAACAACAATATGTGTTAAACGATTGTTTTGATTCTTCTCTCTAAGAAAAAAATAAAGTCGCTCAAGACAAAACTTCATTGCTACTTCATATGGGTTTGCATCGCGTTTAATTAATTTATCTTTGCGTATAACAGAGCTAATTAAGATAAAATTATTATCATTCATTAATCCATTTAGGTCACCCATTAAAGACTCCATCCGAGCTTTATCGAACCCAGCAAAATGTGATGTTCTTTTTCTAATGTCTCGCTCATGCAGAATTATTATATCGTGACCGAAATGCTTAAACTTTAATTGTTCCACTGCTTTAACTACCGTTTCTGTGTAATACCTTTTATGGAACACACAAAAAGACAAGACAAAAACAGGGAAGTCTGGATCGTTGTTAAGCATGTCAATGCTGCCACTCTCATCCACATAAACTATGAAGTCGCTATACTCCATAAAAACATCCTATTATTCCAATACTTGAGTCAGATTCGTAGTTTACTTCTCATTTTTCTCTGGGAACATTGGTTTACCTAGCTTTCCTTCTTTTACCAACTGCACGACCTGCTCATTAGTAAGCACAGGAATAAAGACTTTGTCGCCAATATCTTTAGAAAGAATCTTTACTTCTTCAGCGGTTAGCACCAAAGCTTCACCATGTTTAGCAGCATCATTGATGCGAGCAATAATCTGATTGATTGGTAGTTTTGAATTGTCCATAAGTCTTCCTGTGATTAATGCGAATAAGGATGTTCTTGTCTGTGCTGACTTGGCGGCACGATATCTGTAATAGCGGTAATACTTTCAACTTCATCCATGTCAAAAGATAGGCGTTCGCCACCATTAACAGCCAACAAACTCAAAACCCCACCATTTATTCCAACAAATTCCTTAATTGTGCAGCGTCCATCCTTTAAGCACACTTGTACAAATTCAGTTGGAACCGGTTCAGCATCTGGATCGCAAACTACATACCAGCCATTACGAATTGCTGGAAACATTGAGTCGCCAGTGCCTTTAATACCATAGGCTCTTGGACCCGCTGTATGAGTTGGAACATAACCATCACCACCGTTACCTTCGTAACCCATATCTGTGAAATACCCATCCATACCCATCTTTGAATAGGCTTTAACAGGAACGTATCTTTTTTGAATAGGGAATGGCTTAGTTGGTGTTTGGACAAATTTAACAGCTTCTTCACTATCTGGAATATTGTACTTCTGCTTAAAGGCTTCAATATCAAGAACATTTAATTGAACAGCATTGTTGTCCAATTGGGGGCCGCTTTCATCACCATTTGTTATATACGAAGTGGACACACCAAAATAAGCGGCCATTTTACTTAAAGGATCAGCTTTAGGTGCATATGCATCTTTCTCCCAACCAGTGACATTAGGCGCACTAACCCCGACGATTTTTGCCAAATCGCCTTGAGTTAATTTCTTTTCTCTTCGTAAGGCGCGAATACGCTGACCCATAGTTTCTAGTTTCTTCATATAAGTTATCTTACATCTTGCAAAAATAAGTTATCTTTGTTTTAATACTAAGAAATCTTATTTTTGAGGTTGAGCAAATGACCAAACAGGAAGCTTATAAGTTGCTTGGTGTGAATGGTGTTGGCTTAGCAAAGTTATTAGGAATTGAGCCACCTGCTGTTTATCAGTGGCCTAATGAAAAAATCCCTTTAGCTCGCGAATACCAAATCAGAGACTTAGCAAGTGGCAAAGAGCCAATTAAACGAACTAATGCAACCGCTTAGGAACTAAACCATGAGCAAAGTATCAACCGAATTGAGTGCAAGGGCTAGAAATGAAGTTTCTAGAGTTTTGCAAGCCCTTGCATCAAGCAATCAAAGTCAGGTTGCCGAACAGTTAGGGATTGATCCAAGCACATTATCACGGATGAAAAATGATAGAAAATCCAATGGCTTGACTGAGCTTGAGAACTGTTTAGTGCTATTGGACATTCTTGGATTTAAGACTGTCCTCAAGAAATATCGAATGATTAGCGAAGAAAAGCTGAATGCGCTTTTTGTGATGTCAAAAGCGTGGATGGAAAGCAAACAAACAATTGACGATCTTTTTCAAGATGACATTGAAGATTTCGGCATGTGTTTTGAGCTTGGATATAAAGAAAAAGCCTGATTTCGTGGATCAGGCTCAATGTTCAATCGGAGAAGGACCAAATGAACCATCAAATATTAGCAGACATTGAACTAAATCGGAAGATTAGTTTGTTTCAAAAAGCGGTTGAGGCTTATGCAACAGAACGCAGTTTAAAAAACTCGGTCGCTGTAGCTGAGGCTAAAAGTAACTTGGAGCGTCATTACTATGAATCCTACAGCTTTGCGGTTCATAAGGGAGTATGAGCATGGAGTTTATGAAGGTGCGAAATATGCACGCCAGTATGGTGATCTTCAAAGGCTTTACGATGCTTCAAGTGATGAATTCTTCATTGAAGAAATCAACGATGCTTATGAAGAGTTTAAGAGGAGCCTAATATGAGCTTAGATGCAACTCTATGGGCTTGGAAGGCCCCTGTTAACTCTGCCACCCAAAGATTGGTACTTGTGTCTCTAGCTGATAGAGCAGGTGAGGATTTTACTTGCTATCCAAGCGCAGAAAGACTTCATAGAGACACTTTGCTAAACAGAAAAACCATTCTGAAAGTAATTTCAGATTTGATTGAATTGGGTCTTGTTTTGGACACTGGCAAGAAAATTGGTAACGGAGTGCGTGTACTAAAATTAGTTGGTGTTGATTGCCGTGAAAACCAACCAACCAGTACCGAAATTGGTACAGGTACCAAAATTGGTACTGGTACCGAAATTGGGATACCTACCCATCCCAAAAACGGGACCTCTACCCATCCCAATTTTGGGCTGATTTGCAGAAGGCAGCTAACTGGAAACTTGTAACCAAACCAGAAGACACCTCAATCCGCTTCCTAATTACTAACCTTTAAGGAGAGCAGTCATGGCTGAGAAGCAACCAGACTACAAATACCAATACCCAACTGACCGCCGATATGCTGATGATGCGACTGACACGTTAGCAGCAGGCACCATGTTTGACCCTGCCAAAACAGCGGGTGACTATGGCATTAAGGATCCAGAAGTAGCGGTTCCTGTGCCAGAAGCCCCGTTGAATGGCGGTGCATAACTAAAGCAGGGCGGCTTTCGGGCCGTCCTTCTTAATTAGATTTTTAGGATTAAGCTATGAACTATGTAGCAGTCGAAAGTGTGACTCAAAAGCTAGGGCCTGACTGGTGGGGAACTGGTGATCCGGTTAAAGCTGTGATGCAGGCTAATGCGTGGCTTAATGCTAGAAATTTACCGGAGTATCCAGAAGGTGAAGTGCCAGATGCAATCCTTACAGCAGGGGCGTATTTGGCAAAGCTTGCAGCAGCAGGGCAGCTATATACCACCAAAGAAGGTGTAGTTGCTTCTAAGACCGTATCCGCTCAATCTGGAACATCAGTAAGCAAGACCTATGTTGCAGGCAAAGAAGAGTCAGTTAGTGGTGATATGCAATTCATCCTTGATCTGCTTGAACCATTCTTTAGCGAGAAGTATCACATCAACACATATGTCATTACGGAGTAAGCCATGGGAATGCGTGATGAGATTCAGCAAGAACTTGGTGCTGCCTTCGATGCTGAGGATGAGCTTGCTGATGCTGTAGATACATTCACTTGTACTCGAAAGAAGCTAACGGGATCTAATCCCGCTACTGGTGAAGATACTTACACCGAATATGTATATAGCGGCAGAGGCGTTCTATTTGGCTCTTATTTAAAAGATTTGGTGAAGCCTATAGATTACCGCGCCACAGACTCTAAAGCCGTGTTATTGCAAAATGAAGTGAAAGATGCAGCAGGTATTTTAGCTGAACCAGATGTTAATGACATTTGGGTAATTGAGGGTGGTAATTATCGAGTTGTAAGTTATGGAAAAGATCCAGCGGACGCAACATGGATTGCCCAGTTGAGGAAAGTGTAATGGTTGATTTAAAGGTAAGAGCTAGCAAGAGCAAGCCAAAAGGTGCAACTCACTTCCACTATTTTGAAAAATTCATTTACTACGCTGTAAGAGGTGAGAAGGTGTGGCAGTTTGGCGAGGATGGAATTTGGCGAATACGCAAAGAGATCATTAAAGCACCTATGATGGAACTGTATTGAGGTGATTCTTAATGGGCTGGACAAACAAACCTTCGAGTTTCATCCAAACTGTTGAAGCTGATATAACTAAACGACAAAAAGACATTGTGATTGATGCCCTTGGTGGTGTGGTTCTTCAAAGTCCAGTTGATACAGGAGCTTTTAGAGCATCACACAGAGTCAGCATAAACCAGACTGACCAATCATTTAATGAAGCAGAGAAAGATAAAGGCGGTGGCTCAACCATTAGCAAAGGCACAAGCGCCTTATCCCGTCTAGTGCCTTATTCAGTTGTCTATATTCAAACAAATGCACCTTATGCAACCAAAATTGAATATGGTGACTTCACTGATAAGCCAGAAACCCCAAAAACTACAGGTGGCTATTCAAGGCAAGCACCTCAAGGTGTCTACGGGTTAACCTTCAACTATATTGCTCAAAAATACGGTGGTTAAAATGGCAATGACTTTAGATCAAGCACGACAAGCCATTATCACTAGAGCAATGGCATTTACTGGAATTGAGCAGACCCGAATTAAATATCCTAATAAAGACTTTACGGTCCCGGTTGATGGACTATGGTGTGACATTAATGTGTTATGGGGTGGTTCGATCATTGCTGCAATTGGTGATACACCATGCACAAGAAGAACAGGGATTATCTCAATCAACTGCATGGCCCGTCTGAACACACATGAAGTCGCAATAACAAAACTTGCAGATGCTTGGTTGGCTCACTTTGAATATTTCTCAATCGGTCAATTAGAAATACTACAAGGCCAAGTGCAGAACTTAGGGAATAACACGGACTTTGTTCAATATAATGTGTCGATTGGATATAGGGTGAATTGATATGTCTTGCATGCTGACATTAGAAGAAATTGAAATTAAACGCCAAGAACTTGAACGACACCTTCACAATATGATGGGTGCCGAACTTCAAAAATGGCAAAAAGAAAATAAGGTTTGCATCTCTGATGTGAATATCCGACTCGCAAGCACTCACAGTTTAGGTGGACCAAAACAAAATACCGTAACTGGTGTTTCTGTGGATCTGGATTACAAGCCTTAATCACACAACAAACTAAATTCACTTTTAACCGAACCTGTCCTTAGCGGCAGGTTTTTTTATGCCTGAAATTCAGGCGAACACTGGCTAGGCTGATCCCCGAAAAGCACGCTTTTCATGTTCAGTGTGCCTGCCAGTTCTTTTCTTTGAACATGAGCTAGTAAGAGGAACTCTTATGAACATGATGACAACATTGAATTTACGAGCATTGGTTACCAATAATAACGGTGAGCCAAGAACAACAAGTTATGCAGTTGCTCAAGCATTTGGAAAGAGGCATTCAGACGTTCTCCGCTCCATTAAAAATATGAAGTGCTCCACAAAGTTTCGTGAGCGCAATTTTGCGTTTACCTTAGAAAACAAGAAGATAGGAAACACAAAACGACAAACAGGTTTTTACCAGATGACTGAGCGAGGCTTCATGTTCCTTGTAATGGGATTCAACGGTGAAAAAGCCGATGCCATTAAAGAGCAATTCATTGATGCCTTTGAGTGGATGGCTAATCAACTCAGTCAAGTTTTCCAATCAAAATGGGCTAGATATAACTCTCTAACGAATTATCACCAAGGCAGAAAAGCACAAATCAGTGGATGTGCGAGCGCAATGGGCCAGTGGCGATGGGAAAAGGAACCACTAGAAACTGAAATAAAGGAGTTGGAATATCAACTTCAACCACAGCTTGATTTAAATGGTGGATTAGCATGAAAACTACCGAAGAGTATGCATATCAGTTCAGCCTTGAACTACTCAAGAATTGCGAGACCTATAAAGAAAAAGAAGCAGCCATTGAAGAAGCTTGGAACTTAGCGCTGAAGTTTACAACCTTCGGCACTCTTATTCAGGAATACAATCAGCATTCTGGCTTCATTGATCCTTTGCCAAACGCCTGCATACCTTAACCAAAATACCCAAATCCAACGCCCTCAATTCGAGGGCTTTTTAATGCCCGAAAATTAAGGAGAACTTAGATGAGTTCTGGTGCACGTCAGCTAACACAAATAGCTAAAGAAACAACAATTGGTGTTACGCCAAGCCCATTTGACCGTCAAACATTTGAATTCACCGAAAACGGATTGGATGCAACTGTAAGTAAAGAGAATTCAAACTCTATTACCAGTGGTCGTCTTGCTCGATCATCAATGATTACCGGTGCAGAGTATGCCGGGGAATTAAAATGTGAAGCGAAGTACAGTCCATTGATTCAAGACTTAATGGCCGCAGCTGCTTTCAACAACTGGGATAACAATGTACTGACATTTGGTGGAAACGTACGTCAAACATTTAGTGTGCTTCGCGGTTTCACTGATGTAAATGACTACCATATTTTTAAAGGCGCTCATGTAAACACCTTTGGAATTGATATTCCAGAGCAAGGCTTAATCACCATGACTTTCGGGTTAATGGCTCTAGGTCGTTTGGGTGCAACTACTCCTCCATTGGGTACAGCAACGCCAGCCGATGACAATCCTAAAATGTCTAACATTTCAGTTGGAGATATTTTGATTGATGGTGTTTCGCAAGCTGGTATCTCATGTATTACAGCTTTTACATTCAATTGGGATAACTCAATGCAGGTTCAACGCTGTTTAGGTAGCGGCATTGATCCTAAAAAGATTCTTGAAATGATTGCAGCAGGGACAGGATCATTTACAGCAGCTTGGTCTCAAAACACCTCTGAGATGTACGCTAAACAATTCACGAATGCCAATATCTCTCTTCGTGTGCCAATTACAGACAGTGAAGGTAATGAATATGAGCTATTCATTCCTAAAGTTGAAATTACGGCAGGATTACCTA